GGTGTAGGCGATCCCGGCATTTTTGCGAGCGCGGCGCGGAAATCCGGGCTTCCTGTTCCTATTGCGCGGGGTGGCGAGCGGGCGCATGCCGAAACGGCGGCCGAAACGACCGCGGAAGTCGGGACGCAAAGCGGGCGCGCTGTCCACACGCGAGCTCGCCGCCACCCTCGGCGTTACGGAGCGGCAAATCCGCACGTGGGTGAAGAAGGGCTGCCCGGTGCGGCGCGAGGCAAGCGCCTCGGGCGGGCGGGCCCGGTGCAAGTTCGACCTGCTCGCTGTCAAGACTTGGCTCGTAGGTGCCGGCATTGCCCCGCGTTACGACAAGAAGGCCGCCGTGACCAACCTGCCACAGAGTGGCGGATTGAACGCCGACCAACCCGCCACCGACGCCCCCCGCGCCCCACTGCCCGCGCGCGCCGACCACGTCCCCGCCGATCAGGCCCAGGCGCTCGGCTACGAGGGCATGGTGGCGCGGCTGCGGATAGCCGAGACGCAGGCATTCGGCGCGTGGCTCCGGGCTGTGAGGGGGGATCACAACCCGCCACTGGTGGCCGCCCTCGCCCGCGTCTACATCGAGCAGGCAGAGCAGTTGCGGAAGGTCGAAAAAGACCTGACCGCCGTGCGCGGATCGCGGGACGGCTGGCTGCCAGCCGACCAGGTCACGGCCGCCTTCGAGCGCATGGCCGCTGAGGTGCGCGGAGCCCTTCTGGACCTGCCCCACACGCTAACCCCGCTCCTCGTCGGCCGCCCGAAGGGCAAGGTCAAGGAGGCCCTCGCGCGCGCCGTCCACCACATCCTCACCCGCCTGGCCAATCCGGCAGAGGAGGCACCGCCCGATGGCAACTGACACGATGGCCGCGCTTGAGCACCGCTGGCGGCGTGCCCTCGCGCCGCCGCCCCCCATGAGCGCCTCGGAGTGGGCCGAGGCCGTCCTGGAGGCCGCGCAGGTCCGCACCGCCTACGACGGGCCCTATGACCACGCGGCGACCCCATTCTGGCATGAGGTCCTCAATGCCTTCGCGGACCCCGACATCGAGCGGATCGACATCTGCGCCGGCGCGCAGACCGGCAAGACGTCCCTCATGCGCACCTGCATGGCCTATGCCATCGACCGCGACCCCGGCCCCGCCCTGTGGGTGATCGACAACGAACGCAATGCCCGCTCATTCAGCCGTCAACGCCTCCAGCCCGTCTTTGACGCCGTCCCCGAGATCGCCCGCCGCAAACCCTCGGACCAGGACCTCTACGCCACACTTGAGATGGCCTTCGACTCGATGGTTCTTACCCTCGTCGGGTCCAACTCCCCCGGCAACCTGGCATCCCGCCCCATCCGATACCTGATTGCGGACGAGGTGGACAAATACCCTCCGGAGACGGTCCGCGAGGGCTCCAGCCTGCACCTGGCCATCCGGCGGACGGTGCGGTACTGGAATCGCTCCATCCTGGTCAGTTCCACCCCCTCCCTGGCGGACGGCATGATCTGGATCGGCCTCCTCGGGGGCGACTGGCGCCAGTTCTGGGTGCCCTGCCCCAAATGCGGCACCGCCCAGGTCCTCACCTTCCAGGGCATCCGCAAGCCCGAGGGGCTCACCGACCCCGACGCGATCAAGGCGGAGGCGTGGTATGAGTGCGAGGCGTGCGAGCACCACATTCGGGACACCGACAAGCCCGAGATGCTCGCCGCGGGAGAGTGGCGCCCGCGCGCCGAGCCCGTGGCGCAGTATGAGTGGACCCCGCCGCCGCCGGGCGGCTCCCGCCGCTCCTATCACCTCCCGAGTTGGTATGCGCCTTGGCGGGGCTTCGGCGAGGTGATGGCGGCCTTCAGCGCCGCCGCGCACCAGCCGATGGTGCTCCGGGAGGTCATCAACTCCGACCTGGCCGAGCCGTGGGAGGAGCGGGGCGAGGCGCGGAGCGAGGACCAGGTGCTCGCGCACCGCCTCGACTACCAGGAGGGAGACCTCCCGAAGGCCGCCGAGCCATGCGTGATCTTCATCACCGTGGACGTCCAGCGGGACCGGCTCCTCTACGTGGTGCGCGCATGGGGCGTCCACGAGGCCTCGTGGATGCTCTCATACGGCGAGCTGCCCGAGGACCTCTCGACCCTCGCGCCGATCTTCGCACGGACCTACGGGGGCAAGGCGGCACAGATCTGCGCCATAGACTCGGGCGACCGGACGGCCGAGGTCTACGAGTTCTGCCGGACGCATCCGGGCTGCATCCCTCTGAAGGGCATGCTGGGCGTGGCCTCGCCCGTGAGCTGGACGCTCTTGGACCGCATGCCAGACGGCAAGCCCATCCCCGGAGGCCTGCGGCTCCTGCGCGTGGCCACGGGACACTGGAGGGGGGCCCTCTTCAGCCGGCTGGCCATCGCCCCGGGCGACCCCGGCTATTGGGCGCTCCCTGCGGACGCCGACCTTGACTATGCCAAGCAGATCGTGGCCTACGTCCTGGTGGACCGCCAGGACCGGCGGGGCCGGCTCCACCGCGAGTGGAAGCAGATTCGACGCGCGGACCACTACCTGGACTGCGAAATCTACCAGTTCGCCCTCGCCTACGCCTACGGCGTGCGGTATGCAGAGGGTGAGGACAAGGGAGGCGGCGGCGAGAGGCCCGCCAAGCCGCCGCGAGGCGCGCAGAAAGGAGCCGACCCGTGGAAGGCGAGCCGCCTGAAGGTCTGAGGTTGCCGCGCGCCGGGCGGCTGCGCCTGAACGGCCGGGCGCCGAGAGTGGGCCGGCGGCCATGCAGTGCCCACGCGCGGGCGCGGCGGGAGGAGCGCCTGGACCGCGCACAACGACTCGAGGAGCGGGCCGCCCTGGAGCGGGCCCTCGCGGCCTGGAACTGCCCAGGCTGCCGCGCCGGCGACCCGGAGGTCTGCTCGACGACGGGGCGGACGCGGTATGTGCGCTGCCGCTCGTGCGGCGCCACGGGCAAGATCATCCTATCTGGAGAGGAGGATGGCGCGTGAAGGTGCAACTGTGGACGCTGGACAGAATCAAGCCTTATGAGAAGAACCCGCGCAAGAACGACGACGCGGTGGCGGCCGTCGCTGCGAGCATCCGGCAGTTCGGCTTTCGGCCGCCCATCGTGGTCGATGGGGATGGCGTGATCGTCTGCGGGCACACCCGCTGGAGAGCCGCGCGGGAGCTCGGGCTTGCGAAGGTGCCGGTGCACGTGGCCGAGGACCTAAGCCCTGAGCAGGTGCGCGCTTACCGCATAGCGGACAACAAGACCGCTGACCTGGCCTCATGGGACACGGATCTGCTCTCCTCTGAGCTTACTGCCCTGGCTGATCTCGACGTGGACCTGTCCGGCCTGGGATTCAGCCTCGATGACCTGGCGGACATCCTGCCGCAGGCCCCCGGTCTCACAGACCCCGATTCGGTGCCCGAGCCGCCGGAGGAGCCTGTTACGCAACCCGGCGACCTGTGGAGCCTCGGGGAGCACCGGCTCCTCTGTGGGGATGCCACTGACCGAACCGCCCCCGTCACCCTCCTCGACGGGGCAAGGGCAGCCATGCTCTTCACCGACCCGCCGTATGCTATCTATGGGTCCAGCACGGGCGTCAGCGCCAATGTTGCCGACGACAAGATGGTCCGCCCTTTCTTCAGGGACGTTTTGCTTCTCGCTGTGGAACATACGCGCGCGTTTGCTCACCTCTATATTTGTTGCGACTGGCGTTCGTGGGCGGCGTGGTGGGACATGGCCAAGGCGGCCCAGGTATCCGTGAAAAACTGCATTGTATGGGACAAGGTCAGCGCGGGAATGGGCTCCATGTTCCGCAGCCGCCACGAGCTCCTCATCTTTGCAACCAACAGTCGTGTGTCCACAACCCACATGCGTGTGTCCACAACCCACATGTCGGGCGCAACCGCCGGACAGCGAATGGTTACGGACGAGAACGTCTGGACCATCAAGCGGGAACCAGCGGCCGGCAAGAAGCACAACGCCCAGAAGCCCGTCGATCTGATCGCGCGCGCGGTAGAGGCATCATCCGACGATGGCGACATAGTCCTGGACCCATTCTGCGGCTCTGGCACCACCATCATCGCGTGCGAGCAGACGGGTCGCCGCTGCTGGGCTATAGAGATCGAGCCCCGTTACGTGGACGTCGCCGTGCGACGCTGGGAGGAGTTCACCGGACGGAAGGCCGAGAAAGAGTGTGGACGGACAGGCTCGTGCCTACTGTCGGCATCGAGACAGAAGGGCGCCAAGAAGGGCGCCAAGCAGGGCGCTCGCGCAGGTCGCAACAATCCCCCAGACCCTTAGCCGTCGGTCTCGGGCCAGTTGCGCGCGCTCAGCCTCAATCAGACGAATCTCCTCGCCGGCTTCCAGCCCCACGTCTTCCACATAGGTCAGGAAGAAGCAGCGCTGACCGCGGTCGTCCAGCAGCGCGTTCCGGGGTGCATCCGAATCGCACATCGGTGGGGCCTCCCAGACGCCCTTCCAACACTTCAGGCCGGCAGCCCTGCTGCAACATTGCTCGACCCGCTCGTCGAAGCCCAGAGGCTCCTCCTTCGAGGAGATGAGAGGCCCTACGGCCCGAAAGTGAATCTGCGCCGGCACAAGGAAATGGCACTTCAGGCAACACCTGGTGGGCAGTTCGAGCATGAGGGTATCTTAGCAAGGCGCCCATTCACGGACAAGCGGCCCCGCAAGCCGCTCTCCCGAGCACGAGGAGCGCCTCCGCATCGCCATCGCGACATCACACCCGGCATGAACTCCCAGCCGCCCCCGCCGAAATAAGCTCATCTGCCCCCTCCCCACCAGGCCCTCCGCTGATCGCCGCAAGCCCCTTCCCCGCCTGACCTTCTGACTGCGCCACATCTGCCCGCCCCAAAACGCCTTTTACAGCTATATCTGTAATGCTACATCTTCCCACGGTGCCACCTGTGGCATATGCTTCTGTGTGTGATCACGAGTTGCGCATAAGGGGCAGAAGTTGACCGAGGCACAGATTACGGCGCGGCTCGCCCGAGTCCGCGCTGCCATCGACTGGATACTGGACGGCAACGTCGCCTCCCGCGCCATCGCCGGACGGTCCCTCACCGTGCTCGACCTCTCGCAGCTCCGCGCGATGGAGAAGGACCTCGAGGCCGAACTGGCCCGCGTCCAGGCGGGCGGCCTCCGGGGCGTGGGCATCCGATTCGGGAGGCCCTCCTGATGGGCATGACCCTCAACACCATCGAGCGCGCCCACCGCCATCGGCCGGGCCGGCTGGAGGGGATGTTGCGCACCATTGCGCCCACGTGGGCCGCCCGCCGCGCACAGGCACGCCTCTCGCTCGACCTGGCCGAGTCGAGGCGCGTCGCCCTCGCCGTCTACGAGGCGGCCGAAAAGCACCGGACCACCGACGACTGGTCCACTAAGTCTTTCGCCGCCGACGCCATCACCCGGAGCGACTACCCCACCCTGCTGGCCCGCGCCAGCGCCTCGATCCGGGACGACTGGGCCGGCAAGAGCCTGTGGATGGGCTTCATCCGCCACGTGGTGGGCACGGGGATCACCTTCCGGAGCGCTGCACGCAACGCCGTCACCAAGGCCCCCCTGGACGCATTCAACGAAGTGCGCGACGAGCTCTGGGAGGAGTGGGCCTCCACGCCAGCGCTCTGCGACGTCGAGGGCGACCTCTCCTTCACCGACATGCAGAGCCTGGCAGCCGGGGAGATCGTCCGCGCCGGCCAGGCATTCTGGGTGCTGGACTACGAGCCCTCGGCCGAGAACGTGGGCCTGCGCATCCAGATCGTCGAGCCCGAGCAGCTCGACTGGTCCCTCTCGCAGGACCCCGAGACGGGCGACCCCATGCTCTACGGCGTGGCGCGCAACAGGCGCGGGCGCCGCACGGCGATCCACGTCTACATCGAGGACCACCCGCTGGACCGCTGGGGCACGAGCGGCTCGATGCGCATCCCCGCAGAGCGCGTGCTGCACTACTTCCGCAAGGAGCGCCCGCGTCAGGGCCTCGGCACCACGCGCCTCGCCGCCTGCCTCCGCACCATGTGGCATCGGAAGATGTGGGAGGAATACACCCTTCTGCGGGCCAGATTCGAGGCCATCGGGGGCGCCGCGCTCACCGGCCCGCAGTCGAGCGGGCCATTCCCGCTCGGGCCCGGGCTCACGGGCGACCCCGCCGACACGACGCAGGCCACGGACGCCGAGGGCAACGCGCAATACACGATGGAGCCGGGGTTCCTTTGGGACTTCCGCGGCTCCGACACCGAGGTGGCCTTCCACGACCCCAAGACGCCAGGCGGGCAGCACGTCCCCTACTCCCGCCAAAACATCAGCAACGCAGCCGCCGGCGCGGGCCTCGACTACCCCGTGGCCAGCCGCGACTTCAGCGGCAACACCTATTACGGCCAGCGCCAGGGCGTCTACGAGCTCCACACGGAGGTCGGCCCCGAGCAGCAGCGCATGGTGGCACAGATGCTGCGCCCGGTCTACCTCCTCTGGACGCGGCTGGGCATTCTGGAGGGCCGCCTGCCCGCCGAGCTATGGCACGCATCCCCTGCCCAGCAACGCGCATACCTCGCGCACGACGTGCAGCCCCAGGAGTGTTTCGTCCTCGACCCCGCCAAACAGGCCGCGGCCGACAAGCTGGACCTTGAATACCTGCTCTCCACCCGCCAGGAGATTGCCAATCGGCGGGGCAAGAACCACCGGCAGATCATCCGCCAGGCGGCGGACGAGCGCGAGCTTGCCGCCCGGGAGGGCGTGCCGGTGCCTGAGGACGTCGGGCGGGCCCCCGTGGACCCGCGCGAGCCGCGCCTGACCAAGGACCAGCCCCTTGATCCCGACCTGGCCGAGGGCGCCACCGATCCCGTCGAGCGAGCGATAGGAGCCTAACGAGATGCCACTCCCGACAAAGCGCAGCGACGAGACGCCGGACGACTTTATCTCCCGTTGCATGGGCGACGAGGTGATGGTTGCCGAATACGGGGACGCCGAGCAGCGGATGGCCGTCTGCCGCGCACAGGTGGAGCTGAGTGCGGACGGCCCGTTCGACTGCGAGTGCATCGAATGCGGGCATCGGATGGTGAGCGAGCAGCACTGCAATGACCTCGCCTGCCCCACCTGCGGGGCGCAGATGCGCCGGGCCGCGCGCCCGGGCCCCGGGCGGCCGGCCCTCAGCGCGGGGATAGAGGGACGCATATCCCTCTACCAGGGCGGCGGGATGGGCGCGCCCGGTCTGGGCGTGGATACGACGGCCGGAATAATTCGGGGCGTGAGCGTTATTACCACCGGCGAGGCCGTGGGATGGAACTTCATGGTCGACGAGGTGATGCTCGGCCAAGTGGCGGCGGCCATCAACGCCGCTCCCGGCGGCGTAAAGGTCTGCCTGACACACGCCTCCATGACGGACGGCGCCGACCCCATCGAGTTTTTAATCGGACGGCTCCGCAGCGCGACGGTGGAGGGCAGCCGCGTCCGGGCGGACCTGCACGTCGGAAGCTACGCCGCGCACTCCCCGCGCGGGGACATGCGCTCCTACCTCCTGGCGCTGGCCCAGGATGACCCGGCGGCCATCGGGCTCTCGCTCGTCTACGACTCCGTGCCCGGGGCGGCCAACCGCCTCAAGACCCTGTATTTCGTCGATCTCGTTGGAGACCCCGCGGCCAACCCCACGGGTCTCCTGTCCAGTGGCCAAGGAGGCCCGACTATGTCTAAGAGGCTCCGATCTTACTTGATCTCGTGTGGGATGCCCGCCGCTTACACCGACGGCGAGGCCCGTGTCTTCCTGGCCAAGAAGCTCTCCCGCGCCCAGCGCGCCCAGGTCAAGGCCCTCCAGGAGGGCTCCGAGGCCCCGGCCGATGGCGAGCCGGAGGGCGCGGCAGGCAACGCGGACGCGCCCGACCTCACGCCCGAGGAGGGTGAGGCCGAGGACGCATTCGTGGCCCGGTTTGTCGGCGCTGCAGACATGCAGGCCAAGTATCCCGACGGCGCCGAGCGCACGCGCCAGGCGAAGGAAATTTACGGGGCGATGCAGCAGCCCGCAGAGGAGGCGAACGCCGCCACCCAGGAGGCCGAGATCGCGGCGGCGGCCGGCATAGTGCCTGTGCTCTCCGCGAACATCCCCGCATCCGACCGCGTGAAGCTCGAGCAGCAGGTCCTCGCCCGGGACCGCGAGCGGCGCCAGGGCATCGTGGCCCTCTGCAGCGAGCGGGGCCTCACCCCCGAATACACCCAGGGCCTCTGTGACCGGGGCGTGAGCCTCAGCCAGGCCCGTGAACTTGTGGAGCTCAGCAAGACCATGCAGCCGATGCCTATGGGCCGGACCAGAGTCGAGGTCGGCGACGACAAAGGCCGCACCAGCCTGGCCGCAGGCCTCCGGGACGCCATCATGCTGCGCGGCGGCCGCCAGGTTGAGAAGCCGCATCCGCGAGCCCGCGACTTCCGGGGCCTCACCCTGCTCGAGATGGGCAGGCGTTGGCTGGCCAGCATCGGCCAGAGCGCGGACGGCCTGAGCCGCATCGAGCTCGCCTCGATCCTGCTCAACCGGCAGAGGCGCGTCGACCGCTTCGGCGCCGTGGCGCTCGCCATGGGCACGTCGGACTTCGACGCCATCCTCCGCGACGCCCAGGGCAAGACGCTCCTGGACGCCTACCGCCTGGCCACGGTGACGTGGCCGGCATGGGCGAGCCGCGACACAGCCTCCGACTTCAAAACGCAGCGCCGCGTGCGCCTCTCCAGCGCCCCGAGCCTGCTGGAGAAAAAGGAGGGGGCGGAATATGAGTTCGGCGCCTTCCAGGAGGGCGAGGAGACCTTCGTGCTCGCCACCTACGGCCGCGAGCTCGCGTTCACCCGCGAGATGATGATCAACGATGACCTCTCGGCCTTCAGCCGGGTGGTGCCCATGATGGGCCGGAAGGCGAAATATCTGGAGGACCTCCTCGCCTACAGCGTCCTGACCACCAACGCCGCGCTCTCCGACGGCGTCGACCTCTTCGACGCCGCCCATTCCAACACGGGCACCGGCGTGATCAACGTCGCCAACCTGGAGAGCGGCTGGGCCGCCATGGGCGTCCAGAAGGACCTGGATGGCTCCACGCTCATCGAGTGCACCCCGGTGAGCCTGATCGTCCCGAAGGCCAAGGAAATCACGGCCATCGAGTTCGTCTCCTCGAAGGTCGACCCGGCCAAGTCGAACGAGACTCCCAACCCGTTCAACGGGCGGCTCCAGGTTGTGGCCAGCCCGCACCTGGACGCGACCTCGGCGGTGGCGTGGTATCTGTCGGCCGATCCGGCCATGGTCGACACCGTCGTCGTCTGCTTCCTGGAGGACGAGCAGGAACCGGTGCTGGAGGACGACGCGGACTTCCACACGGACGACCGGCACTACAAGGTCCGCCACAACGTCAAGGCGGCCGCCGTCGACTATCGCGGCCTCTACTACTCGACCGGCGCATGAGGGCCGGCGCATGAGGACCGGCGCGCGGATTAGGACCCCACTCATAGGGAAAGGGACAAACGATGGCCACGAATCAGAGATTCAACGGCAACCCGCAGCCCACCTCCAACGATACGGGGGCCACGGTCGCCGCCGGCGCCCCCATCATTGCTGGGGCGGGCCTGCGCGTCGCCGTCAATGACATCGCAGACGGTGCCTCCGGGCCGGCCTACAGCGAGGGCGTCTTCACGCTCGACGCCACCTCGGCCGACGTCTGGTCGGACGGTGAGCTCCTTTATTGGGATGCCGCCACCGAGAAGCTGACCGATACGGCCGGCACCAACATCCAGCCCGGCCACGCCTTCGGCGACAAGGCAGCCCTGGCAAAGACGGCTGATATCAAGCTGCAGCCCGGCGCGGTGAACTACGCGGCCGCCGGCTCCGGCAGCGGCTCGTAGACGTGATCGCCCGTTCCCAAGCGCCGCGAGGATCGCGCACGGCCGGCGTCTCATAATGCCGGCCGGGCGCCCTCGCTCAGAGAGTAGGTGGCGATGCCGCTGGACGATGCGCACTTGGCCGAGGCTTGGATCCTGGGGGAATCCGAGACGATCACCTATCGCCCGGACGGCCTGCCAGCGGGCGACCGGGAGATCGAGGCGGTCCTGGACCGCAACCCCGTTTCCACCGTCCCCGATACGCCCGGCGCCGTGCGCCCGAGCATCATCGCCTACGTGCTGAACGATTCGACCGACGGCATAAGCGCCTCAGAGCTCGACTGCGGGCAGGACGTAATCCTGATTGCCAAGCGGCCGGGAGGGGTGGCGTCGGCCATGCACATCGGGCGCGCCATCGAGCAGGACACGGGCATGCTCGCGCTGGAGGTGCACTAATGCCGCAGACGAACTCCTACTTAATAGGCTGGCCCGGAGGCACCGGCGATAGCGTGTTTGAGGTCGGGGCGGACGAGGGCGACCTGGCGGAGCTCGAACGGGTGCTTGGGCACTCGGAGAAGCTGATAAGCGGCGTTCTGCGCAACTCGCTCAACCGCGGCGGGAGCCGCATGCGGACCGTCAGCACAAAAATCGTGTCCAAGGAGGTCGGGCTCCAGAGCAAGATCGTGCGCTTGAAGATGCGCCTGCGCCGGGCCACGGCGCGAAACCTCGATGCCAAGCTCTACCTCGCCGGCCGCGGATTCGGCGCCATCCGGTTCGGCGCGCAGCAGA